GTGTTGCTTACACTCACAAGAACAACGGTGGTCTACGTGCTGTTTCTGGTACTGCTGGACATGAGCTCGTTGATCTTGAGTTTGCATCCGACGTATCTGCACCAACTTCAGATCGTCACTTGCGAATTAACGGCGCTGGCCTATCTGCCGGAGATACTTCAGTTATTACTAACTCCGACGTTATGGGCTACAAGCACATTGTGAACTTGAAGGCTTTTGCTAAAGATAACTACATCCGTGGTATCCGTGGCGCAGGCAACCAAGAGACTTTCCACATGTTCGTTACTCCACAGCAGATGGCGGCATTGAAATTAGATACTGACTTCATTGCTAACGTTCGAAATGCTGGTGTACGTGGTGCTTCAAACAGCTTGTTTGCAGGTAGCTCAAGCCTAATGGTTGATGGCGTGATGATTCATGAATTCCGTCACGTATTCAACACTTCTGGCGCTACTACTGGTACTTCATCTAACGCTGGAGCCGCTGGCTACAAGTGGGGTGCAGACGCTGATGTAATTGGCGGACGTGCTCTATTCTGTGGAGCTCAAGCTCTTGCAATGGCTGATATTGGATTGCCTGAAATGGTTGAAGATACTTTCGACTACGGTAACCAATCAGGTATCTCTGTAGGTAAGATCTTTGGTCTTCGAAAGCCTAAGTACAACTCTGACATTTCAGGATCTGTACAAGACTTCGGCATCATCGCTCTAGATACAGCACAGTAAGACAGGAACCCCCTCTTCTTCCTAGGAGGAAGAGGGGTTTTTTATTTATAGGAGTTAAATATGAAAGTTGTAAGTGATAAAAATATACGTGTAACAACACTAGGTGGAACAGCCATTTTATTTGAAGCAGGTGTACCACGAGACATAGCAGAAGAGATCGGCCTTTTAGCAGTCCAAATGGGCGCAAAAGAATTTAACAAACAGCCTGCAGTAGAGCCTTCACAAATATCTGAAGAAACTCCGCAAGCTGAAGAAGCTTCAAACGAACTAGTTACCTTCCTAGAAAAATTGATGGACGAAGGTGACCCAAAGAATTTTAAAACAGACGGCTACCCAAAAGCAGCTGTAATAAATAAAGCAATGGGAAGAACAGTCGGTAGTGATGAGCGCGAACAAGCGTGGGAATTAATCCTTAACTCATAGGTAAATAGCATGTCCATAACAGTCCAAAGTGTAATAGATCGAGCGCAAACCGTACTCCAAGATACCACAGGAGTCAGATGGCCTGTTGTTGCAGAACTAGTACTGTGGGTAAACGATGCACAGCGCGAAATAGCTTTGTTAAAACCAGATGCTAGTGCAACAAATGAGACAATTACGTTAGCTACTGGAACAAAGCAAGACATTCCTAGCGGCGGCAACCGATTGCTAAAAGTAGTGCGCAATATGTCAGCAGCTAGTGGCGGTACAGGGAAACGATCTGTTCGAATCGTAGATCGTGAAGTCCTAGACGCACAAACTCCTGATTGGCACGACCCTACTGTTTCAGGAGATGCCGCCCACACTAACATCGTAAAGCACTACATTTATGATGATTCAAACCCTAGAAATTTCTATGTATATCCTGGGATTGCAGGAGATGCATACTTAGAAGTTATTTACTCTTCTAACCCTGCCGCTGTAGCGCAATCAGACAACTTATCGATTCCAGATATTTACGCAAATTCGGTAATGAACTACGTGCTTTATATGGCTTACATGAAAGACGCCGAATATGCTGGTAATGCACAACGAGCAAGTTCTCACTACCAATTATTTACCGCCGCCGTTACTGGAAAAGCACAGCTGGATGCCGTATCTAACCCTAATATAAATGCACCAAGACCGCCACTAGCGCAGGCAGTATAAAGTATGGCGATTTCTTATGAGGCGCTTCTTCCCCAGATTCTCCCAATGGTATCAGGGTGCCCTGACACACTAGTTGAAAATAGCATTCGGTCATCTGTAATTGAGTTGTGTGAGAAAGCCAGTGTTTACCAAGCGGAATTAGATCCTGTAACAACGGTTGCGAATATACATGAGTATGACTTAGAGCCGCCTTCTGGAACAACTATCCAGAAAGTTTTGTGGGTTACACATTTAGGTAAAGATTTAGAACCAATAACAACAAGTTTGTTAGAGCAGCGATTACCTAACTGGCGCGACTCTGCAAACTTTACTGTACCAAAGTATTTTATAAAGCAGACCTCCGCAGTTTTTTGGTTAGTACCAACTCCCGCCGCAACTGCGGTGAGTAGCACAATTATAAGAGCCGTTCTAAAGCCTACTCATAATAGTACAAGTTGTGATGACGATGTAATGAACGACTACCGCGACACTATTGTGAATGGCGCGTTGTTCCGATTACTACGAATACCGAACAAAGATTGGACGGACTTCAACGGCGCAAGTGTTTATGGGTCGTTGTTTAACCAAGCTGTAGTTGAAGCAGAAAGACGCGCTCGACAAGGTGATACAGGTGTAGCAAGGAAAGTAAATTATGCAGGGACAAGTTCAGGCGCATGGCGAACAAGACGCAATCGATACGGAAGAGAATTTGGGTAATCCAGTTTTTACAGACATACGATTACACAGCGAGTGGGTATTACCCGCTATACAAGAAATTTTAGATGAACAACCGCAGTTAACATTTACACCGGCGGACGTTTACATAGCCTGCGAAGAGGGTTCGGCAGGTCTCTGGGTAGCTGATGAAGGGTTTGTTGTAACAACAGGTCTTACAGATGAATACACAGATGATAGAACTTTTTTTGTTTGGTTAGCGTGGGCAAAAGAGCGCGGCCAAAATTGCGTAATTAAATATTACGAGTTTTTTGCGGAAGTAGCGCGGGAAAGTGGGTTTAAAAATATAGAGGTAAGAACGCCTGTTCGATCTTTAGAGCCTTATCTGCTTGCAGAAGGTTGGAAATTAGACACTGTAATCTACACAAGAGATTTGTAATGAGTAGTCCACCAAAAAAACAAGATTACCAGCCTGGCAAAAACGAAATTGCCGTTGCTCAAAAGGGCAAGAAAAATTTTGATAAATTTCAAACCCTATTTAACCCCGCACTTAAAGATTTGCGAGACGAAGCAGTTAACAACCCTGTAAAAGAAGTGTTTCGAGGTAGAGCTAATGCCGATACGATGCAGGCGCTCACCAGCGGCCCGTCCTACGACCGCACCCAACAAGTAGGTGGGAGTGCGTTGGCCGCAAGAGCTTTAACAGATCAAGTTGGTTCTGCGACTAAAACTGCGCAACAAGCAACTAATAAATTAGGTGTCGATGTTTTGGCGACAAGAAACCAACAAGCGGGCGTTGCCAGTGCTGGTCTGTCAAAACTTGCCAGCATGGATAATACAAAAACTTTGAAAGACGCTAAAAACTCTCAATTAGTGCGCGACGCGAAGCTCAAGATGGGAACAGACCTTGCGTTCGCAGGTGCAGATAAATTTGGCAGAGACCTATTTGGTGACAAATTTGGTGATGGATTTGACGCTTTTAAAGACGCACTGTCTGAACAGAGGAAGGCATAACTATGGTTTCAATGGCCCCATTTACTGCATATCGAGACTTTGCAAATCAGCAAAACAATGGCTACGGCGGCACTGGATACAGTAACGCGCCTAGTGCCAACGACCCTGAAGCTCTGCTGGCTTACATGACACGTCAAGATGCTATTGATTACGATCGGGATTATGGGCAGTTTGAGCGAGATCTTGTCCAAAGAGCCAGAACTGATACGTCTTTAATAGATCAAGCGCGCGTTGATTCTGAGGGTGCATCAGAATTAATGAAAGGAGTTGCGAGCAGAAACGAATCTCGATACGGCGCATCTTTGACTCCCGCGCAACGTCAACAACAAGCTGCATCAATGCAACGCGGTAGCGCACTAGGAACGACTCAAGCAGTCAATAACGCCCGACTAGCGCAAAAAGATTTAAACACTTCATTACTTGGCGGCATCGTTGATGTAGGCCAAGGAGTTTACAACCGTTCGATGACTGAAGTTGCAAATGCCGCGCAGAACAAAGCTAATTTGGATAATGCATATAACGCGGCTAGAGCGCAAAGCAAAGCGGCGACTTATTCAACAATCGGAACTATTGGCGCGGCGGCAATCTTAGCGTTTGCTTTTTAACAGGGTTATATCATGGCATACAGTTTAGGCAATCAATTAATCGGTTTAGCGCAAGACTCAACAAGACGCGACTCACTTCAATCAAACGATGAGTATCGTCGTGGATTAAGCAAGCGCGCCGATGCACAAGAAGAGAGAGCGCAAGAAAAATACGAGTACGAAAAAGAAAAACGTAAGCGTGATGACAAGATAGCTGAAGCTAAACGACTGCGCGAAATAGAGATTGACAAAATTCGGCTACAAAATGCGACGTTTACAAGTGATCAAAACCCAATTACTGCTGAATATGCGAAAAATCAAGAAGCTCGTAGCGCTCTAGCGTCAATGCAGTCAGCTAATACTTTCGCCTACAACACTTCGCAGCGGGCAGGTAATGAGGAGGAACTTGGCAAAGTTCGCGCCGAAGAACAGAAAAAACGCGATCGAAACGAGACGCTGTTTAATCAACAGTCTAAGGTGAACGAGTTTGCTATAGTCAAAGCAGACAGAGATGCGCAAGCGGCCCAGGTAAGTGCAGACGCAACGTTTAACAAAAATACTATTATGCCGCAGGTTATTAAAAGCCCACATTTTGATATATCGAACATAGAGATAACAAACCCTATTGCATTTGCGAAAGAGAACTCTGAGCTTGCTGGTGACATGTTTAGCCAGTTCCGCGATTATCAGTTTGCTATGATCGATGGTAAAAAAGTTGACATAGACGTTGTTGGATGGGACGTAACTGATACAAGCGTTGTCCCTAAAATTGTCATCGCAGAAACAGGGCAACCTGTCCCCCCTACCGTAGGTGGCACTAATAATCCTGATGACCCCATAGCTGCCCTAACTCATGAGCAGTTCGGAAAAATGCTCAACAACCAGCTCGATTCGGTCTATGAAAATGGCGGAAAAAACTCTGACATAGTAAAAAATGCCGTAACAAAAGCCGAAAACGAAGGTGTACTAAATAAACTAAAGATACTTGAGAAAAATAAGAAAGCGAAAGTAAGAGCCACCATTATTAATGACTCTAACGATCAAGCGCTTAACGAGTTGGGCGAACCAGATTCTGCAAAAGCAAGAATGTTTGGGAGTATTATTGCGGAAGAAACAGATCTAAGTGAATTACAGCGTATAGCCCAAACATTAGACATTGATTTAGCAGAGATAACAGATAGCCAAGACCCAAGTAACCAAGGTACACCGTTGTCTCGTGTCTTTAACGCCAGCGGTGAAAGAGCCGTGGGCCGTACTCAACGTGAGATAATGTCAAATCTTGGGTTTACTAAAGTAAGTGAATTTGATTTATACAAAGACCTACAGCGCCAGACTGCCGACGTACGAAAGCTTGGCGGCAGATCCGCATATAGGCCATTTAGTAAAGACCAGACTCCTGAAGAGTTAAAGACCAACACTGCGGCAGAAAAATGGTATGACAAAAATACAGCCGCGCTTACGCGTACGATGATTAAAAATGCGAGTGTCAAAGATAAGTTTGAGCAAATGGGTGCAGCTGAGTTTTTCAAAACTTATGCTACTGATACTGAAGGCAATCCAGTGGATCCTAAAGAAATAGGCTCTATGATTACGCCACCTCCTTTCCCGTTAAATCGCCAAACTATAACTGACGCTATCAACGGCGTTAGGCAGAAATCTACTCCCGAACAAAGAGAGCAAATGCTCAGAGCGCTTGAAGAGCGAGGACTCTATAACAGTGAAGACATAGTTAGGGCTATAGACGAAAGGACATTAATGGAGGAAGACGCACTAGCAGCTGTATATGTTGCTGCATCTGCTGAAGCTAACCCCATAGATGCGCTAGCAATGATCGAACCTTTTATAAACAGAATTAAGCGCGGCGACTCAAAGATTGACGTTTTAACTGCGCAAGAGCTAGATGTTGCTAGAGACGCCAACTTACTAGAAGCAGAACGACAACGAACTGAAGCTGAAGAAAAAAAAGTTGCGACCGAACTTTCTCAAGTAGAAAAAGCCAATAAGGCGTTTGATGATAGGTGGATAACAAACACTACAGATGCAAACGGTGAGCGAAAAAATCCAAAATATTATGACAATGAAAAATACGCTAATTTGTTGCGCGCGCCTATAGCCAGATTAAACCGCGCCAAAAGCACTGAAGCAAAGCGAGCAATACTGACATCGATCAATCCAGTCTTAAGTTATATTTTACAAGGTGAGGCGGCGAGAGAACCCGGTTGGCTAGAGTGGGTAGGCCAGTTTATAAAAGTTGGAGAAAAAGAGGTAGAGGAAGGCCAAGCCAGCGACTTTAATCTTGACTATGTTCAAAACGGCGACGATGCTTCGTTAGTTTATGCGCCACCTGGGGGACAAACTGGAAGATATGTTCCGATTGAGGTGCTAAAAAAGCTCGACGATAAAATATACAAACTGTTGCAGATGGCCGCCGACTTAAACAGCGAGCTATAACTGATGGCTCAAGACCTTTTTAATTCGTTAATATTTGGCGAAGAAAAATCTGCAGATGCTATGCAGAATGCTTTAACTGCGCCGATCGAACCTGAAACCAAAGGATTATTTGATACTTTCGGTGCAGGCACGCGAGCAGGTGTTAAAGGTCTACAATCTGATTTTGAATATTTTAAGGCGGCCGGACAAACTCTTGTAGGTGATAAACAAGGCGCATTGCAAAGCGTAAGAGACGCCCGCGCGCTTGAGAACCTTGCCAGTTTAGATATGGAAGGTATACAAACCTTTAGTGAGTTTTACAATGAACCAACTGTCGAAGGATTTTTTACTCAAGTCGCATCTAAACCTGGCGAAATATTACCTAGTGCCGTTATGTCTATCGGCAGTGCGGGTGCTGGAGCCGTCGCGTATGCGGGTCTGCGAAAAGCTGCGGGACAAACTTCTAAGAAATTAACAAAACGTCTGATTCAAGAAGCTGCTCAAGCTACTGCTGATGGAACTGCAACAAGTGCCCAAAAACGTATTGCTCAAGGCGGTTACGAAGCTTTGCGAGAAGCGTCTTACAAACAAGATCTTGTTAGGGGCGGTCTAGGCGGTGCGTATGCTTCAGAGTTTGCACCTCTTACAGGTAGCAACGTATCTGAAGCTTTAGAAGCTGGCAAAGACTTAGATAGAGGCACAGCTGTTCGTGCAGGGTTGGTCGCTATTCCACAAGCAGCAGTAGGTGTGCTTGGTGAATTTGGTATGGCTAAACTGTTACAACAAGCGGCGCTTAAAAAATCAACAGGTAGCCAATCTGTTTGGCGAAGACTAAGCGCCGACTTTATTAAATCTGGTGCCATAGAAGGCACTACAGAAACCGTGCAAGAAGCTATTGCTATACAAAACCGCGTTGACCTTGAGCCCACTTATGCAGAAGCCGATCAAAATCTACGATTAGCTCAAGGGTTGTTCGCAGGGTTCTTTGGTGGTGGCGCAATTGGTGGAGCAGGTTCAGCTTTAGGTATGGCCGCAAATTCTAACGCAGTAAACAATGTTGGCGACACGGTTGCAGACGTTGTAGACAGTTCATTAGGGATGATGGATAAAGTAAAAGAAATGATGGCAGGCCAAGTGGTATCTGACGAATTAACAGGTAACGTTGGGGCCGGTCAAACAACCGAAGAATCTGCTACGGATATAAATGCACAAGTAAAAGCGATGCTAAATCCTAGTAGCAAAAAAGAAGCAGTATGGATTTCAGGAGAAAAGCCCGACAAACGGTTTACAGCTAGGCGCGGAAAAATAAAAGCTTTGGAGATAGATGGACAAGATGCGTACGCCGCATTTATCCCAGGGCGCGGAACAATCGTTTCAAAAAACTACGATATCGTTTCTGAAGTGTTAGAGAGCAACGCTTCTGATGCTGTATTAGCCGCCGCACTAGGCTATAGCAATACAAAGAACCTAGACGACTCACTGGTTGTAAGAGCTTACGACGCAAATAACAATATCGTTTCTGAAGAAACAACTAACGAAGCTAATAAAGCGGCGGCGGAAGTTGCCGCTCGTGGACTTGCTCCTGACGGCGGAAGTGTAAAAACACTACCAATTGATGAAGCATTAGCAGACCGTCAACGTCGTGCTGAATCACAACCTAAAGCAATGGATCTAGATAGTGAATTAGACAACTCCGATCCATTAGAACAAGGGCAAACTAATAACGAAGAGCAGGGTGACACAGAGTTCGAGCCTGTTGTGCGACGCCATACTTATCAGAAAAATGGTGAGACTAGAGACTCCTATCAAGCGGTAGAAAAAAATGAATTTGAAGGTATTGACGAAGCGCGTCAAGCGTTTGCCGATGCTACAAACACTAGCCCAGAATGGTCAACCCCGTTCTATCAGCGTATGTCAAAAGGTCTTTTAAAAACCGCTACTAACCTACAAAAAAATAACCCTGATGAGTTAGTTGATATTCGAATAAACGCCGATGGCAGTTACAGGATTGATATTGAGACAACGCCTGATACGCAAAAAATTCGAATACGTGATGGCAAAGGAAATGAACAAGAAGTATCTATGAGCGAGTTCTTAACTCGATCAATATCAAAAGCCGCTAGTTCCTTGCAGAAATATAGAAGCGTAAATATTACTCCACCAGACTCCGACAAAGCTGTATCGGTTAATCCTGTCGATTTGATGAACGCCGGTCGTCGTCTAGAAGAAGCAACAACAGGTTCTTTTGTTGGCGGTGGCACCAAACAATCATCAAGAAATGGTTTGATCGCAATGTTAGGCCAGTTGCAGATGAGTGGTTATAAAGTTGATATCCAAGGTGTACCGATCAACGACATTCTTAACAATATTGAAAACCCTAATATTGAACTACCAAAAAATATAGGCGGGATTACTGCTGGGTTTACTGAAGGCGGCGACCGAATAACTCTTGAAAATATGCTAAAGCCCTATGTCCCAGGTGGGATTAAGGTTAGCGAAATATTTGAAGTAAGAGATGAGCAAGGCAACGTATCGTTTGTAGATACTGTGCTTAGAGATTCAGCACGCCAAGATCAAGACCCTGTTTCGGACACTTCTGAAATAGCTGAAAATAATGCACGTCTTCCTGACGAAACACCGTTAAGTAGGATGAACATTGAAGAGGTTCGAGACGGACTAGATACAACTCAAAACCGACCGAGAGGTGGAGCCGCGCAAGCCGGTACTGGCGGAGAAACTAGACAATCAAAACCTAAAGTCAGTTTATCCAGTGGAGTAACCTACCCCTTTGGTGAAGTTAACGAAATGGTTACAGCGTTTATTACTACTGTAGCAAAAACTCTTAAGTTTAAAAAACCCATAGGAGTTATAAGCGCACTAAAGTTTCGTGATTCAACACTGAAACAGCTTGGCTCATACGTAACAAACCGAAAGAGTGCGAAAAGTAAGATAGCCCTAGATGCAATAAACAAAGGCCAGATAGACCTAAACAATGTACAGCAAATTGGCGAGTTTGTTTTAAAACTAAAAACAGACGGGATTTTAAGCAGTAAAGTACTAAAAACACTTGATGGACTATCTGATCCTGAAGTAATCGGTCGCATGATCGTAGAGCGCGCATCGTTTGAAATTACAAAACCGTTTACCACTGACCCTGCAGTAGCATTTGATATCGCTAAAAAGGTAACGCAGTTGTTTGATCCTAATCAAACAAACGCAGGGCAAATGTATGACATGAACGGCGCGTCCCTAATATTACTTAATGATATTCGTAATTCTAATGAAGCGGGTATCGCAATGGTTGCCGCGCATGAGTTAGGCCATATTTTATTTAAAGAAGAAGTGTCAGGCTTATTTCAGAACAAAGCTTTGTATAAGAAACTATATGCTGCGTTTGAAAAAGATAGGCAAAAAGCCAGAGACAAAAACGAGCCGGTACCGCAGTGGGAAAACGAAGGTTTTGAAGAATGGTACGCTGACCAGCTAGCCGCTTGGTCAAAAAAAGAAACAACCAAACCTAAAAATTCTATTGATGCTCACTTCAAAAAAGTTATGCGGCGGTTTAAACAACTGTGGAAGAAATTATCAGAACATAGGCTGTATAAACGCGCAAACACATTAGACAAAGATTTTGATGAGTACATGACGGGCGTTGCTGAGGCTAGAAAAACAAGACAAAGCGTTGGCGATATTTCTGCGCTAAGAAATATAGAGCTAGAACCAGATGAAGTTGTACCGGACTTTGAACCTGTTACTGCAGATAATCCAGAACCGACGTTTGAACAGTCGTATATGGTTGAAGCTATAACAGATTGGATTGATACATTAACAGGCTCAAAACTAAGCGCAACAAAGATGCGTCGTTGGCTTCAATCAACAGCTAAAACTACCGTACAAGAAAATAGCCACTTAACAGATGCGCTAAAACTTGTGTTAGGTACAGATACTATTATGAGGCTGGTAGATAAATCTGAGGTTATTGCCGACATGTTCTATGTCCGCTCGAATACAACCGGCGGATTAGGGTTTGTAAAAGAGCGACAGGTAAATCGTGACAAGCTAAGAGCGGATCTAATTAGTATTCTTGGTAACGATTGGACGTCAAATGTTACGCAAGAGGCTTTACGCCAAGCTCAATCTGACACCCCTACTCTAGAGTTAAAAAACAAAAAAGCATTAGAGATCCGTAAATATCTTGAAGATATACACACGTCTTACATAGAGCCTTCAAACACTAATATTGCGTTTAGAGAAAACTTCTTTCCAGTAATGCTTGATTTAGGTGCTATCAACACCGACGGAGCCGCGTTTATAGATTTAATTCTACAGAATGATCCTACAGCTAATAGAAAGAAAGTAGAAAACGCAGTTAAGCGAATACTCGCTTATCAAAAAGCTATGGTGGACGATCCAAGCGGTATTGAGATTGATGAAGCAGAGTTTGTTGAACAAGCTGCAGATGCTGAAGCTTCTAGAAAATTAACTGCAAATATAAACCCTAGTGTTCTTGCAGAGAACGGTTATTTGGAACCGCCAGAAATTGCGCTAATGAGTTACATTGACCGTGTAACAAAACGCGTTGAATGGAATCGCGCAACAAAAGATGCCCAAGGTAATAATTTACTAGTGCCAGCTTTGTCGCAGCTAGACGGCGAAAACCGCGAAACAGTTATTGCCATTATCAGTGCACACCTAGGTCACATTACTCCAATGAAACCTTTTTGGAGAACTTTAAATAGTTATCTGCAGTTTGTACAAATAGTAACTTTGCTACCTTTTGCAACTTTTGCATCGATCCCAGATTTTGCAGGGGCCATTGTAAATACCCGCGAATTTAAAGGCGTCACTATTACAATGAAGCAGATAAAATCGCAGATAAAAGACCCCAAAGTCGCAGAGCGTCTTGCTTATGACATAGGGGTTGTAATGCCGGAAGCCGCAGCCAACTCATGGATGTCACAAGCTGATGGAGAGTTAATGGATTCTAATATCCGTAAAGCTACTGACAAGTTCTTTCAGTTTACAGGTTTAAACTATTTAACAAATTTGTCACGTAATTTTGCATCAGGAATGGGACAGCGTTTCTTACTTGAGCACGCTTACTTTCCAACAAAACGATCAGAAAGATATCTTAGACAGTTAGAAGTAACACCGGAACAAATTATAGCGTGGGATAAAAGCAATTTTGATTTTTCTACTGCGGAAGGGCAAGCAGTAAAAGGGGCACTGCGGCGTTACGTAGAAAGTTCAGTCTTAAGACCTAACTCAGCAGAGCGACCTCTTTGGGCGAACGACCCTCGTTATGCTCTTATCTGGCAGTTAAAGTCTTTCTTGTATTCGTTTAACAAAGTAATACTTGACGGGTTGTATCGAGAAGTTACCTACCGTTTGGATGAAGACAGAAAAGTTATATCGTCTATTGCCCCCATAATGTTTCTTACAGCGGCGGCATTTTTGCCTTTATCTATGCTTGGCTTAGAACTGCGTGAATACGCAAAAGTCGGGCTGTCATACGCTATCCCAGGTTTTGAAGGAAGTACTAAATATCTTCGTACAAACCGTATGGATTGGGGTACATATATTACAGAAGTCTGGGATAGAGCGGGATTAAACGGCCCTGCCTCTCTTCTTTTAATGGCGCAAAGAAGCGCGGATTGGGGCAACTCTGGGCTAGCCACAATACTTGGGCCTACCGCTGAATCTCTTGAAAAAATTGTTAGAGAATTCCCACGCGTTGACGCTCCAATTACTGACCGTGTGACACAACCTGTAGGTGTAGTTGGTGCAGGGGTAGGTGCGGCCGCTTTAGCAAGAGCTTTTTTATAGGATAAATATGAGCATATTAACTACTTTACTTGGCCCCGTTGCAGATTTAGGTAAAACATACCTAAGTAATCGTGCAGAAGAGAAACAAGCAAAACACCAAGCCAAAATGAACGTTATTCAGAACGATGCCGATTGGGAATCTAAAATGGCTGTAGCGTCTGCGTCTAGCTGGAAAGACGAATTTTGGACTATTGTTTTGGCTATTCCAATTTTTATGATTGGTTATGCAATTGCTATGGACGACATGTCTGTAGTAACACGCGTTGAGGCTAGCTTCCAAGCTTTAGCTGAGCTTCCAGAATGGTATCAATACTTATTGTTTATTGCCATTTCAAGTTCGTTTGGCATTAAAGGTGTAAGCAAAATTATGGAGCTTAGAAAGTAATGGATCAGGATCGCGTTAGTCAACGCCTCGACCGTTTGGAGTCTAAGATAGATAAGCTGACAGATCTTATGACAGACGTAGCTCGCGTTGAAGAAAGATTGGTAGGTGTTAACAGCCGATTAAAAAGACACGAGCTTCGGTTAGATGAGAATGAAAAAAAGATAGAAGAAGTTGCTGAGCAAGTCGCATTAAATAGTTCGGTCGCAAAAGTTGGCTCTGCTATTGTTGCCTCTATTTGGACCGCTTTAATTGGTTATATAGTTTTTATATTTAGGGATTAATAATGTTTAAGTATTTTAAGATGGAAGATTTCAACTGCCAAGAAACGGGTAAAAATAATATGGATATTAATTTTATCTACAAGCTTGACCAGCTTAGAGAAGCTTGCGGGTTTCCTTTTTATATTACGAGCGGTTACAGAAGTCCCCACCACAGCATTGAGCAAGCAAAAAAATTTCCAGGACGGCATTCGGAGGGGATTGCCTGCGATATTAGAGTGACAGGCGGCGCGCAGCGTATGCAGATTATAAAGCACGCCACCGCACTTGGGTTTACAGGTATTGGCGTTGCAAAATCTTTTGTACACGTTGATACGCGCACTACTACTCCAATGGCATGGAGTTATTAATAGGTGGAATTCTATTAGCGATACTAATATAATCAAAAGATTCATAGGTATATAAAATGGCTTATTCTGACACTTTAAATCTAGTAACTGGTGACACGTTGCCTGAACTTACGTTTACTCTGAGGGATAGCAATACAGCGGCATCAGGACAAACATTAGATTCAGGTAATAGTGCTACATGGGCACCTATTGATGTTACTGGCGCAAGTGTAAAACTGCGCATTCGAGCTCTTGGTAGTAGCACTGTAAAAAGCACATTAGCTTGCACTGTAAGTGACGGAACCGCAGGTAAAGTCATAACAGATTTCCCTGCAGGCACTCTAGATACAGCAGGTACGTTTGAAGGTGAGATTGAAATTACTTTTGCTTCCGGCGGTATTCAAACAGTTTACGATTTAATAAAGCTTAAAGTCAGGAGCGATTTTGACTAATGGCTAAAGTAGAAACTAAATATATTGAGATTAATGCGGCCTCTTCCTACACATTTGTAAGTAGCAAGGCTAGTTATTCCTTTATACAAAGTAATGCTGACTATACAAATTTGTCCGCGACAAATGTATTTTTAGATCCTGATACTTTAAACAGATACTTTAGGTTAGAAACTTTTTCTGTATCAGATATACCTGTGCTTACAGCTGAAAAAAATGTTGGAGATGTGTTTGGAGCTTCTGATGAAGTTACTAACATTGACATCAATAAGCCCGCGCAAGACTCAATATCTATTGGCGACTTTGCGTTTGTGCAGTTGTTAATACGCCGTAATTTTTCTGAATCTGTTACTTTGACAGAAGAAGCTAATCGTTTAGTTAGTTTAGGAAAACTTAACTCAGTAAGTATTAATGAGTCGTCTTTGATAGACACAGCTAAAACTCTATCTGACTCTTTTGTTTTTGCTGATTTGCACGCTATCAGTTTTGAAACAGAGTACGCTGACAACGTTTCTTTTAGTGATTTACTCCAACGCACAGTTAGCTATGTTAGATCTTTTGAAGATACATCGTTTTTAGGAGACTCGCTGGTAACTGCATCTTCTAAAGCTACTGAAGATACATATCAATTAACTGATAACTTTGACAGAACAGTTTCGTTTGTAAGAGACTTTTCTAACGCGGTATCAGTATCAGAGTTTATAAGCCAAGACGTAAGTAAAAATGTTACTGATACTTTTGGTATATCTGAACTATTTAATAGATCTTTATCTTATTCCAGGGTTTTTGCTGATACTTTTGTATTAGATGACTTTACCGATATTGGTGCAATTACTAAAGATACACTTGGTAACAAGGCTAATGTTATATCGTTTAACGATACACAAACCTTTAGTACTTCAAAAGCTATAACAGACATACCTGTAGTTACGGACAGCCCTGCAGTTCTTACCGAACGACCGGCTGCAGATGGACTAAGCGTGTCTGATGTTTTCCAAAAAGTAACAACGTATTCAAGAGCCTTCACGGACGCTTACGCATTAACAGATGTTAATACCAAAACAGTAACAAAACCTTTTTCTGACTCTTCAACAGTAACTGACTCTTTAGATAGAACAGTTGATTTTGAGAGAACCTTTTCAGATGCAGTTAGTTTTGCAAGCAACTCAGTAATGGCATTTGAAAAATCTTTATCTGATTCAGCGAGTATCACTGAATCAATTAATGTACAGGTCACGTCTCTTGCGAGTTCTGTATTTAACGCTGGCGCATTTAACAGTACGCCTTTAAATAACTAGGAGCATCCTAATGTTACACGATAATTTTAATATGACGGGGCATTTGTCTATAGCTCTTAACGATGAAGTCGTTCAAGAAGTCCCCAACCTTGTAGTCACAGCTGGTAAAGGTTTTGTAGCCAGCCGAATGAAAGACGCCAGCACTAGTGCTATGTCTCACATGGCTATCGGTACAGGTTCAACAGCCGCCGCTGCTGGAAATACTGCACTTGGAAGTGAGGCAGATCGTAATACTCTAACCTCAACAACTGTAAGCGGAGCAACTATTACTTACGTTGCTACCTTCGGCGCTTCTGAGGGAACAGGAGCAATTACTGAAGCCGCTTTGTTAAATGCTAGTTCGTCGGGGACTATGTTATGCCGTACTGTTTTTGCAGTCGTGAATAAAGGTTCGCAGGACTCGATGACAATTACGTGGACAGTAACTGTATCTTAAAAAATTAGGTATTTATCATGGCAGTAGTTTTTTCCAATAACGCTGCTACTACTTTAGCAGCTGGTGTATCTTCATCTGCAACGAGTTTGACCGTTAATAATGGAGCGTCTTTTCCCGATGTGTCAAGCGCTTCAGATCACTCGTACATTACTCTAGAAGATATAGATAGTAATAGAGAAGTAGTAAAACTAACCAATCGTAGTGGCAACACTTTGACAGTCGTCCGTGCTCAAGACGGAACCACGGCTCGATCTTTTACAATTGGTGACAAAGTAGAGCTACGTATAACAGCTATTCTATTAAATGAAGTCGCTGCCCAGGCTGATACCGATACAAACACTACCTATACCGCTGGTTCAGGACTTGATCTTAGCGGAACTACGTTTACCAATACCTCTCCCGATCAAACTGTCTCGTTGACAGGTAGCGGTGCTACTACTATATCGGGTACATACCCTAACTTCACAATTAGCAGTACTGACAATAATACTGTTTACACTCATCCATCAGCCCACTCTATTAGCTTTATTACTGGG